TGGCGACGCAACTATGGACGGTAAAAAATACAAATACGATATTCCTAAACTGCCTAAATTAAAAAGATAGGCTAGTGGATGGCACTACTTCGTCAATTTTACACAAACTTCACATCAGGAGAGCTGTCACCATTACTCAGTTCACGAATTGATGCTCAAGCTTACAAAAACGGTGCTGACAAGCTTCGTAATGTACGTTTAAGAGCGCAAGGTGGTATCACAAGGCGACCAGGATTTAGGTATCTACAAACACTATCCAATATTGCATACCAATCAGAGCCATACATCTATGACGAAGATGAAGCTTACTTGCTTTTGTTTAGCAATCAGCGTCTTGATATTGTTGATGCCAGCGATCCTACAAACGTATTACAATCAATAACCAGTTGTCCTTGGCTTACTGCTCACATTGGAGAGCTTGTTATCGCTCAATCTGGCGATACCATGATTATTGTAAATCCCAATATAGCAATTAAGAAGTTGACCCGAACTAGCGCAACAAACTTTGCACTAGCTGATTATGACTTTGATGTAAGCGGAGGTATGTCGTTTCAGCCGTATCATAAGTTTGCGGCATCATCGATCACTATTACGCCTAGCGGAACATCAGGCTCAGGAATCACGCTGACAGCCTCTAGCGATGCTTTTGTGTCTGGACATAACGGAGAGTATCTAAGGCTAGTGGACAGCGCAGGAACAGTCCGTCACGCCCTGATTACAGGCTTCACAAGTGCTACTGTTGTAACTGCAACGCTATCTGGTGCAATTGCCAATACTGATGCAATAGATCTTTGGTCTGAACCAGTGTTTAGTTCTGTTAGAGGTTTCCCAAGAACAGTTACATTTCACGATCAGCGTCTGATCTTTGGTGGTAGCCGTGATTTGCCAAACTTCCTGTTTATGTCAAAGACAGGAGAGTTCTTTAACTTTGATGTTGGTACTGGTCTTGATGATGAATCTATCCAAGTACAAATAGCTGAAAACCAGATTTCAGAAATAAAGGCACTATCGTCATTTAGACATTTATCAATATTTACATCTGAGCAAGAACTATACGTTCCTACATCTGAGAACAGACCGCTAACACCATCTACAATTACTGTTAAACGTCAGACATCATTTGGTAGCTCTACGGTACAGCCGAAGGACTTTGACGGAGCTACTCTGTTTCTTACAAAGTCAAAGGGTGCTGTAAGAGAATTTATCTATTCTGATCTTTCTCAAGGTTACAACTCTGATGCGATAACGCTTTTGTCACAGCATTTAATTGGCACACCTGTTGATATGGAGACACAGGCTGAGTCACCTGACCAGATAGAAAGTTATACGTATCTGGTAAACAGTGACGGTCATATGCCTGTATTTATGTCTATCAGAAAAGAGTCATTGAATGGGTGGACTCTTTATACAACATCTGGCTCATACAAAAACATATCTGAAGTAAATCGTAAGATGTATGTGATTGTTGAACGTACAATTAATAGTGCGACTGTTACATCATTAGAGCTGATGGATAACTCTTTCCATACAGATATGTCGGTTCAGTTATCAGGCAGTTCATCAACCACATGGCAAGCGGCACATCTTCCAAGCACAAGCGTTGTTGTTAAATCAGGCAACTATTCTCTTGGCACATTTACTACAAGTTCTAACGGTACAGTAACTCTTGCTAACGCTGTAACCTCTGTTGAAATTGGCTTGCCTTACACACCAGAAGTAACAACTTTACCGCCAGAGTTCCAACTTCAAGAAGGCGGTATATCTGTTGGTCAGAAACGCAGGATTGTTCGTGCTGTTCTGGATCTTTTTTCAACACTCGATGTGAAAGCCAAAGGTACGAAAATTCTGATAAGAAATGTAACAGATGATTTTTCTACCGAGCCTACGGCTGTAACGGCAAGAAAAGAAGTCTATCTGCTTGGTTGGTCTAATGAAGGTAGCGTTACAATTACACAGGATGAGCCGCTACCATTCTCTCTTAACGGTATATTGCTAGAGGTCGAAGTATAATGGGTTCTACAGCAGAAGCAGTAATGGCTATCCCTGCCGCAAAAGCAACTAGAGCTGGCTACGCCGCAGAAGGTCAGTCAGCAATGGAACAAAAAGCTATGTCTGAGATTAGCACATCACAAGATGTTGTTGATCGTGGACAAGCTCTTTACCAACAGCTTGCTAGTTTAAACTCATCTTTTTCAGGATCTGGTTTAAGCGGTGCTGGTGCAAGTAAAGAAAACTTTGATCGTGTAGAAAAACGTTTTGCCGATAGCGATATAAGAAGTCGAAAAGTTATGGGTATGGCAGAAGGACGTAGATACACACTATCAGCGTTTTCATCAAAAATGGGTGGGAGAGCCGCTAAGTATAATATGTATGGCAAAATAGCTAAAGCAGGTGGAGATAGTTATAGAAATGAGAAAATTTCATAATGGTCTATAAACCGACAAGACAAAGACAGTTTAAAATACAGCCAGTTGGTATGTCATCTATGGATGGCTTGAAGCAAATGGGTGCTGCTTTTGAAAACATTGGTAAAGTGGCAGGTAATTTTGCAGAAGGTCTTTACGAAGATAAATTAGCTGATGCTACTTTTGAAGGTCAAACTAGAGCGCAATCAACAGGTGCATTGATGGTCGATGGCGAATTACGGCCATGGCAACCAGTTGCTATTGACGATATTACAAAAGATCTTAGAAAAAGTGACGCAAAAGAACTTGCACAAAAAACAAATAACTTAGCGCAAACTACATTTATGTCAGCGGCATATAATGAAGCCATTAATAAAGCAAACGAGTCTCTAAAAAATAATCCTATTAATCCAGAAGGTGTAAAAAAGGATTTAGATAAATATTTAGAAAAAATAGTTGATGTAACTGAAAATCCTGAATTAGCGGCTATGATCGAGCCTGATATAAGAAGGGCTTTTGCTGGTTCTATAAATAAATCCCAGATAAACTTAAAGGCTAGGGCTGATAAAGAATCTTTAGTAAACGCAGACATTACTTTTAGTAATATAAATAAGGAATTAACATCATCATCTGTTGCTTTGTTTGGTGCTAATGAAGAAAAACAAAATCAAATAATAATACAGATTGATAGTCTGAAAAGGAAAAGAGATAAATTAGCAGAAACTCTTTATGAAAACGGTATTATAGATCTTGAGACTGTAAAAAACATTGCTGAAGTAAGCCAAACATCTATTCAAGTAGGTGTTTCAAGGCAAGCACTTGAAGAAGCAATAGGGAAAAATGATTTTATTGCTGGTTTAGATCTTATTGCCTCTACAGAAAAAAGATTAACTGGTGACAGCTCCATAAATGGTCAAGCTGTTTCAGAAGCTATGAGGTCGCTTTACAGAGATAAAATTGCAAGACACCAAAGGCAAGCTTCTGATTTGTCAACTACGCAAAATGCAAACTATGGTTCAGCTTATCTTGATGCTCGTGTCGATGCGATTTCAGAAACTGAAATTGATAATTTAAATGTAAGTGATTCGCAAAAGGGTGCTTTAAAGGATGTTTTAAAGGGTGCTGTAGCAACTAAAAAATCAATTGCTAATACTCTTAATCAAAATACTTTTGATGGTTTGATGCAACAGATAAGTTTTCCTGAAAACTTCAATCCAGGCAAATCACAAAATGAAACTGTTCTAAANGCAATAATGAATATTGGAATAATGAACCGTGATGGCAAACTGACAATTGCCAATAAAACAGAGTTTTTTAAATGGCAGAAAGATCGTGACCAAAAAGCGATTGAATCAAAAAATAATACTATGGTTTTTGAAATTCAAAACAGAATGTCCCCTTTAGGTGGATATATAACACCACCTGAATACTTTCAAAGCTTAACAGACAAAATGGTTGCATCTGGAATCATTAATGATGATCCCAAGTTAGGTGGTTTAAAATTAGATCAATGGCAAAATGACTTAAGTGCTTATGCAAAAGCGTACAAAACAGAAAGTAAAAATACAGATAAATTAAGCAAAGCAATGGAGTCAATTAATAATGGAACCATCCCATCATTAGACGATCAAAACGTGCTTGAAGAAATAGAGCCTAAAACCATTATAAGAAATGGCAATGATACTAAAATTGATCTTGATATTATGTCCCCCACCACTGGTGAGGAGGCACTTGATACTGTTGTTAGATACAGCGCACAAAATAAATTAATTCACAGTTCTTTAAAAAGACTGTTTAGAAACTTTCCGACATCTGAAAATGAAGAATATTTTGATAGAGGTGTTCAAGCATTTAATAAATTATATAATACATTTAAAATGAATGGTTCAAGTAACTTTGAGCTAGAGTCTATATTTTCAGTATCCAAGATTCCTAACTATGATCTTATGATGCAAGCAGGTGTTTTTAATCAAAAAACAGTAAATTCATTAGCCACTAAAAGATTACTGCCTGATAACTCAAGTGTACAAAGAACTATAAAATCTTTTGTTCCACCCGAAATCACTCAAGAAGCTCATTTTAGAGCTACCCTTCCTAAATCTTTTGAAAGCGATAATGACTTTAAAGAGTTAATTGCCAGCCTAAATATTTTTTCATCTGTAGCTAATTTTTTTGATGAAGCTACCACACCATATGAAGTCAGTGTTCAAGATGAATTAATGATTGATAAATTGAAGCAAGGCAGTGGTATTAACTCATTATCAACAGCTATCTTAAAAAACCCTCATGTAGAAAAAATAATAATGGAACGTGCCTATGATATCATGGCTAATGGTAGAGTAGATGGTCATGAAGATTTTAGGTCTGCTATTAGAGAGTCTATATCTTCGCTTGGTGACAGCATAGGTATTGGTAGAAATGAAGATGGCGATTTTGAGTTTCAGTTATTTCCAATAATGAAATCTGCACAAGAATCTGCTGGTTCACATCCTGTTACAATTAAAGAAGCTGATCTTGTACAAGATGTAATTTCTAAACTTGATCCACCAGAAGGTTCTTTAAGATCAAAAGAGTTATCTGCTCTAATTGAAGATGTTAATAACGGTGATGCAAAAATAGTATTTATACCAAACCGACCATTTCGCCCAAATAATAGTTACTCAGCCGTTGCTGCTTATCCAGATAAAAAATATCAATTACTGCTTCCTAATTATAATTATGATTTCAATAACTCTGCACAAAGCAATGTTTTTAATGAAGTTATGAAGGATTTTGAAGACAGGCCTAGTCTTTATAGAGTTTTAGCAAATACAAGAATGTTTGGTGAGTTGGCTACGAAAGATTATTATAGAAGGATGAATAACGCACAGCAGAGAAAAAGTGTTTTTTCTGAAATGTTAAACGACTTCAATGTATTTTTTCACGACAATATATCTTTTTATAGAGGTGCTGGTCATTACGCTGATCCAAATCAATACTCTGACCAAGACATAGAAGATTTCTTCAGTGGGCTGGGTACTGTAATTGGTATGCCTAGTCTTGGAAATATAGACTGATGGCTGAAAGTAAAAGAGACAAATTAAAAAGAGAACTAGCATCAACAGTGGTGGGGGAGGTTTCACCTACTGTACCTAAAGAAGATCTTTATGTTGAAACAAACAATGCTTTTATAGATGACACAAGCCAGATATGGAGTTCTGCATATAGGCAGTTTGCACCATTTCAGGCTATGCAAAGAACTATTGAAGACATTGTATCGTCACCAGATGATGTAGATGACTATGACCCATTTAAAGACCCTCAGTTAAAAAATCTAATTGCTAACGGTCAGATGTACCGTTTTATGGATAGTGGCAGTCCTGAAGAAACTAAAATAAGAATTGATAGGTATATGGCTGATCTTGAAGATTTGGCTGTTTTGCAAATGTCTGATAGTGGAACTGCCGAGTTTTTTGCTCATATGAGTTCACCAACAATATTTGCACCTATAGCACCAATAAAAGCACTTAAAGGTGCTACTTTTGGAAAGCGTTTTACAAATGGTGCTGGTTTTACTGCCGCTATTATGGCTCCAGAAGAAATTATGAAAGCTAGTCAATCTGAAGGTTATACTGCTGCAACCTCACTTTTATCAATGACAGCCGCCTCTGTTATTAGCGGTACTTTGACTGGTGCTTTAGGTAGGAGTGCTAAACCTAAAAATATTACAGATCCTGATGGTCAGATATACAGGTCTGCTGGTGCAAATGTAAGTCCAGAAAAACAGTGGGAATCAGCAAAAGCAACTATAAATAATGACGCTCTTGCAGAAACTGGTGTTGGCTTGGAAAACATTCCTTGGAATCCAGTTACAAGATTGTTGAAAAGTGAAAATCCAATTTCAAGATCTGTTGTTGCATCTCTTGTAAGCCTTGGTGGAATGATGCAGACAAAGGTTCAGAAAGGTCTTAAAATGGATCAATCTGTAGAGTCTTTNTTTAATGCTANATATCTTGGGCCTCTCTTAGATACTATAGCAGAAGCCGACAAAGCTTATTTGGCTTATAGAGGTGTAGCCGCAAAGCAAGGTGATATTGGAAGATCAATACAAATGCTTAGGCAGGGTGGCTCTGATTTTATAAATAGAGAAACACAATTTTTAAAACAAATTGAATTTAGAACCAGAATTGGTAAAGCAATGCGTCGTGGTGGTAGAGATACTATTCAAGATGAAGCCACACAATTTGTTGAAAGAGCCGCTGTTAAATACAGAGAAACCTATGATTTTATTAAATCAAACGCAGAGGAAGTAAGACTGTTTGAAAAAGAAATACAAGGACAGATTAAAATTGCTGAAGATGCAGGAAACTCTGAATTAGTATCCACTTTAAAAACAAAGCTTGCTGACATTAGAGCAAATGGAGTTTCAGTTAATACAGCCGAAAGTTACCTTAACAGGGTTTGGCGTGTAGATAAAATTATGAATAATGAAGAAGACTTCCTACGCATTGTTACTAATTGGGCTATGCGTAAATACAGCATGACAAATGCACAAGCATCTAAGTTTTCCAAAGAAGTTATGGATGAGGTTACTAGATCAAAGCCTTACTTTGACCTCGAGGAAGGTACAAGCCAAATAGATTGGGTTGCAAATCCAAGCGGTGTAAAAGCAAGAACTTTTGAGATTCCTGATGAACTTGTTGAAGAATTTTTAGAAAATGATGTTGAAGTTTTGCTGAGACATCATACTAAAACGATGGGCATTGATATTGAGCTTACAAGAGCTTTTGGCGATATAGATATGCGTTCTGTTATAAAAGAAATAACAGATGGATATGATAGGCTTATTAATGAAGCTA